TATTCTACTGTAAATCAATTATCCAAAAAAAAATAAAATAAATTATTTATTATACAATTAAAAATTACTTAGTATTATAGATATTAATAATATAATTATATATATATATATTAAGAGAGAGGTATAGAGTATATGATAATATTTTTATTTGGTTTCTTAACTGGAACAATAACTACATTCTACATTATGGGAAGAAGATGAATACTAAACTAAAACAAGAACAGAAATTCTGTAATAAGTGTGAAACAACACTTCCCCTCAGTGCGTTTTACGCTGATAAGACTTCAGTTGATGGGAAACAAAGATATTGTAAGAGCTGTGTAAAGAATTATCAAAATAACTTTACTTCAAAATACTCTAAGAAAAATATAACACGTCTCCTCAGTGACCCGAAGGTGTCGATACAAAAATTAAGAAATTATTTTGGAGTTTATGTAGAGGAAGAAGAAGAATAAATCTAAAATTATAATAATTTTTTTTAATATTTACAAGTAAAAAGGAAAAATAACACATACTTATATCCTGAATAGGAAAAAAATCTGGCATTCTATGCACAAGGTTTTTCTGAAAAGGAGTAGGTATGAAAAAACAAGACAACAATTGGCAAGACAGTTTGGAAACTGGCACAAAAGGTGAAGAAGAAGTGGTAAATCATATGAACAAAATCAAACCAGAATGGAAGGTAACACATCAGGCAGGTGCAAATAAGCTTGATGCTACTTCAGTTATTGGTGGATGGGAAATAAAAACATATGATGACTGGTATAGAAATCCTCTAATTGAAGTAGCGTGTGTATCAGGTGTAGGTGACACGATGTGGAAGAAAGATGATAGAATTACAGTAATATGTCTTAATCACTTTGGCTGGCTTCATATGTATAACGCCAATAAAATGCGTGATGAATGGAAGAAGGGGACATTTGAAAAACACGCATATACAAAATGGGTAGAGCAAGAAGCAGGTGGTAGAAAGAAAGAGATGCAATTCTTCTCCATCAAAGATTGCTCATCACTACCTCAACACTTTTGCAATTGGGATGACGACCCCAAGCGCTGGAATATGGCAGTTGAATTTGAAGGGAGAGCAAATGACAACCCATATATCACATCAATCCCTATGCAAAAACGTATTGCACCCCTACCTAAAACCATTAACTTAAAGCTGCTTAGAAGTGTCTTCAATGAACTACAAATTGGCAAAGGTTAAAACATATAGGAAACGTGATACAATAACACCACAAACAACGTCGTTCATTTCATAAAAAAACAGGAGAGGACATAATAAAATGGCAGAAGATAAGAACATTAACAACATACAAGAGTTGATAGACACACTGGAAGATATACTGGATGAATATACAGAACTATACCAGAGACGTGACATAATCAACATCATCAGGTTTTGTGAGAGACAAAGAGACGCAGGTAGAAAACTAAATGACATCATATTTTGGCTGAACAAATTAGGTAAAGACGCACAGGTAGATATCAATACATTAGTGGATGCATATGAGTAGAAGGTGGCTAAAGGTATGTCCCAAATGCGGCATAAACAAACCAATCTATTTATTTGGGATGCGTAAGATGAAGAAGACATTAAAGAAGTGCGGCACAATACGCACATATTATTACCCTCAGTCATATTGCTACGACTGCAGACATTAGGAAAGAAGATGAGCTACATAAACAAAGAGAAATTAATAACAAGACACGGTGACAGGTGGTGGGTGTCAAGAATGGAAGGCAGCACAATGAAGATATTTGTAGGTGAATACAAGACCTATGAAGAAGCGAAGATAGCACACGCTGTAGCAACCGAACACGCAGCTGCAAGAAAGCGCTGGCTGGATGCACACAACGCACGCCTCAAACAAGATATTGCAGACGTAATTGCGGCAAGCAAAGAGAAAAAAGACATTGATAAAATTTAAATGTAGTGGTTGCGGTGCCTGTTGCTATTGGGCAGCAAGACTAAAACAAATGCCTATGAACCCAGACACAGGTGCCTGCATACACTTAGATGTAACAACAAAAGAATGCGCCATATACGACACCAGACCTGACATATGCAAAGTCAATAGGATGTATGAGATAAACTCGGGCAGCATAGATAATATAAAATTTACAAGAAAAGAATATTACAAACTCAACACATTAGCGTGTCACACAATGATAGACCACGAAGGAATGGACGCGAAGTATAAGATAGACATAGGTGAATATGACAAAGATAATGGATGAACTACAAGGGTTGAACAAACAAGAATTACTACAGGTTATTGATTTACTACAGATACGCAACAGTAAAGCCGAAGCCGACCTGTATGACATACTCACGATGATACGTGCAAATAAAAGAGCAAGAGGTCGTGCTTAGCAGTCACGCCTTTTTCAGCGAATAGCCTCCGGCTTTTACGCTTATCTTCAGGCTTCACTCGTTGAGTGTGTCTGTTTTTCTTTTGGAAGGGTCATCTACTTATCTTTATACAGAGCCAACGAGGATACACGAGAAAACACGATTTACACGAGGTCACCGGTTTTATCATCACGTATTACACAGTATCACCACATCCATCCTTGTCCATTTAGCGTATGTTTATATCATACACCACCAGCCATAGATTTACAAGAGTTTATTAAAGTTCTACCAGCGGCAAGGGTGCAGGCCAGACTGCGTCAGTAAGTCGGTCAAACTGATAGCCAAAAGTTGGGGTAGAAAATAATAATTTTTTCATTGTAAATTCCAATATACAGTTAATTATACTATTTACAATAAAAAGATAAAATAAAAATAATTAATTTTTTATTATAAATTTAAATAAAACAGGTTATTATTAATCATAACCAAAGGAGGTATGAAATGAATTTTACGGCAAAGATTAATAAAGGTGATTTGATTGAAAGTGTTTATGAAGGAGGTGGGTTTGGCCTTATAACAAGGAAGGAATATATATGGGTGGATGAAGATACAATAGATAATTTTACAGGTGAAGGTGAATTCCTTTATGATTTAGATATAGGTGATTTTGCCTTTGATTGTAAGGATGATAAGTATAAGGTTTTACAATTTGATATTCTTTATCAAAACAACCTTTTCACCTTATATCATTTCCAGTTAGGTATGGATTGGTATGTTTGATATTTACAATAATAAATAAATTAATTAATATAATTTTATTTTGTAAAAAGTGGTGGTATGATGTATAATAGGATATATATACAATAAGGTCCTGTTATATGTTATACCGTGTTGTGTATTGTTGTCGTAATGTGGTATAATATATTGTAACAATAGGGTCCCAATATTGTAAATTTATAGTATGTAGTAGTAGCACAGAAAAATGCACCACTCAGAAAACGACAAAAAAATACCCGGGTAAAAAAATGAGCACTGGCAAGTTAAACAAAGCAGAACATAAGAAACGCAGTAAATCATATCAGGCACAATTAAAAGACGCTATATACAAAGGTGATATGGAAGGTATCCTACGTAGTGTTATGTTATTGGCTGTAAAGAATAATGATGCTGATGATTGGAAAGCATCACCACGCACGTTTATGGAACTGACACAGGTCTTGTTAAAGTATAGACAAGAATTTGGCGGTGAAGAAGATATGACTGATATCCTTCGTGTCATAAGCGGTGGCGATGAGTGAAAGTAAATAAAACAATATTAACAATGTTTAAGAAGGACCCCAGAGCCTTCTTTAAGTTTTTAAAAGTAATGGACAAGGCATCAGGCAAACTCGTGCCCTTTGTCCTTAATGACGAACAAGAGGAATTATTAGATGTCTTACTCAAAGAAAAAAGAGTTATTGTCCTCAAAGCCAGACAAATCGGATGCAGCACGCTGCTCCGAGCGTTTTACCTTTGGAAGCAATACTGCAGCAACGACCCGACAACCCACGCCATCATTAGCTACACACGTGATAGTGCCGACCACCTTCATTCAATGGACAGAGAATTCTACTTCAAGCTCCCTAAAGCATTACAACGAAAGCTTTCACGAAGCTCAAATAGAACCCTCCAGTTTGCTGATACAAAGTCAGTCCTTAGAAGCTTCACAGCCGGAGGAAAAGGTGGCGCAACCAGAAGTTTCACCTTCAACAGCGCACACATTAGCGAGTTCGCCTTTTTCGATGACCAAGAAGACCTCCTTGCTAATGTCATCGCCTCAGTTGGCGAAGGACAAGTCGTAATTGAAACTACACCTAACGTGCCAGGTGACAAGTATCACGACTTAATCTTAAACGCAGGAACCAACGGGTGGCATCTTTGTTTCTTCCCTTGGTATAAACACAAGAACTACGCCAAGAAGTCACGGTTTCATTTAGAGAGCGTGCCTGATATGTCTGAGGATGAATTAAAGATACAAGAAGCATATGGTCTTACCAAAGCACAAATG